GTGGTGGCGATCCCCGCCTGCGTCGTGGCAGTCGTGGCCGCACCCAGCGCCGTGTCGCGCGCTGCCTCTGCTGCTGTCTGCGCTGCCGCCGCTGCCACTTGCGCCGCTTCTGCATTGGCCTCGGCCGTCTCCGCCGCCGCTTGCGCGGCTTCTGCAGCGTCCCGCGCAGCGCGGGCATCCGCGACTTCGGTGGCCGTGATCGGCGCTGACGCTTGCCCGATGAGCTCGGCAAAGTCCGTCGAACCGCTTTCTGTCAGTGCCATTGTCGCCCGCTTCGGGCCATTGTCACCCGCCGCCACGACGCTGTAGCTGCCCGGATAAAGCGTCACGGAGATGGCCCCGCCCGCGCCACTGGTGACAGTGATCGGCTCGTTGACGACGACATCGCCGTACTGGCCAAACACGTTGTCTGTGCCGGAACGAGTGAACGTGACGGCGATCCCGACGCGCGCCTCTCCGGTGAGCGTGGCGACGTTGCCGGTGACGGTGCGAGGTGATGCGGGCATCAGGCGCGCTCCCTTGTCATGTACCCGGCCACGAACGCGACGGCTGCCGTGATGATCGGCCCCGCAATGGGGCCGATCTGGTCCCCGACACCAGGCCAGATCGCGTTGACGCCTGCGATGAGCGCGGCGGTAAGCGCGCCTGCGATACCCACGGCGGAAATCTTCCGCGTCGGGGCGGGAGTCGGTTGTTTGACGAGATCGCTCATTGGTGGGCCTCCGGTGGGGAAATGGTGGGAACTTGGTGGGTCAGGCCGATTGCATTTTGGCCCGCACGATCTCGCGGATGCGGTCGCCGACCGCGATGGGATCGCCGGGACGCTCCATGCCGGGCAGGACGCAAATATCCCATTTCTGCCGCTGCGTGATGCCGAGCGTCGGTTGCACTTCGGCATGACTGAGGATTGACCACCGCGAGACGGGAATGTCGTAGGCGATGCAAAGCCGCGCGACCTCCTCGCACATGGCGTGCAGCTGCTTCGTCGTCATCGGCGCGCTGCCCCACGAGAAAGGCCGCTCCACGGCCCCCGCCATGCAGCACATGGACACGCCAACCGCGCCGCCGTTCGCGTTGAGCGTATGCGAGCGGCGTTCCCACGGTTCCGCCACCCGCAGAACTGTGCCGTCACCCTCGATAAGCCGGTGATACGATTTCCTGTCCGTTTCGTTCGCAATGTGCCCGCCTGCCGTCCAGTGCAGGTGCACCCGCGTCACCCCGGACGGATGGACGAAAGGCAGGCCCTTCGCCGCCTGCGAAGCGCGCGCCGCAGCCTCCGCGGCCTGTGTGCGACTGCCCATCACGCCGTCAATCGGCCCCGGCCAGAATCCGAGCGCGGCGCAGCGGGCCTGCACAGTCCGAACGGCGTAAGTCATGGCACAATCTCCGAATGAGGACGCGGAAGCACGTCGAAGGGCGTGGGGTATGTCATGTCGAAGACGGTCTTCCCGTCGCAGTCGTATTCGAGTTGCAGCTGCAAGCTGGCGTGCCCAGGTTTCAGGCGGCTCGGATAGTCGATCACAAGCTCGCGTCGTGTGATCTCAGGCGAGAGTTGCGATGCAGGCTCGCGCGGCTGCCCAGCGATGCTGTTGCCGGTGTCGTCCGTGAAAAGCGGAATGATCTCTCGGAGGATGCAATCCGCGCCTTTTTGCGTCCGGCCCACGACCAGGACCAGCTCAATCGGTTCGCCTTGGACGACCGGCGTCCGAACGTAGGACATCCCGTAAGGCTGCGTGATCACACGATCATCGCCAGCCAATTGTGTGATGCGCGTGTAGATCGCCGTGATACCGAGCCAGTCTTGCGCGGCCGACCGAAGCGTCGGGCCGTAAAGCGACATCAGACCCGCCATGATGACGGTCACCATGAACAGGCTCACGCCCGCAATGGCCGAGCCGACGACAAGCACGTCGCGCAGCCACGTCGCCCAGGGTTGCGATTTCTCGCGAAGATCGGAAGGCGCCATGACTATGCCGCCACCTGCTGCTCGGTGATCTCACTCATTTCCGACCTCCGCTTGCCATTGCGCGCGCCTCTTCGCGCGCCTTCCTGATGTCCTCCGGCACGGGTTTCCCGCCCTCGGCCGCCCGCAGCACGAGCCAGTCCGTCTTAGCCAGATACCGCAGCGCCCGCAGTCTCGCGTCCTCCGCATCACGCGCCGCCGCCGTGATGCGTTGCGACCAGTCCACCTTGATCTCGGCCATCAGTCGCCCTCCTCAGGCGGCGGCGCATTGGCGGGCAGCGGCACCGGCCCGTCTGCGGTGACAGTGATCGGCTGAGAAAACCGCGCCTCGTCCGGCGCGCCGTGTCGCAGCGGGAACAGAAGCGTCAGATGCAGCGTGCCGTTGGCCTTGCGGATCGTTTCGATCACGTAAGGGTTGTCAACCGCTTCGGCGTCGAGCGTGTCGCCGTCGTCCATTGGCGACAGATCGAGGACATCGCCATTGATCGTGATCGTGTCGCCATCAACGGACAGGCTGAGATCATTCATCGCGTTGACCTGCGGGGAGAGCGTGATCGTCCAGCCCATCAGTTGTCCCACCGTCCGATTGCGAAAAGCTCTGCCCAGCAGAAATCGCCTGGGTCCAGCGCATTGCTGGGGCTGCGCAATATGATGCTGACGTTCGACGATGCGCCCTGCGTGGCGATGATCACCTGAAGCTCCGCCATCTTGGTTGCGGAGATGCCGACGACCTGGTTGTTGTTGTTCCGGGTTGACATCGCCACATGCACTGACCGCCGATCGATCGCCGCCGATCCGAAAGCGTGCGGAAACGTCCAGACGTAATTGAGCTGCGCCACTGAATCGTAGGTGAATTGGGCCCGGTGCGTGCAGAGCAGAATGCCGTCGGTGAATTTCCAGTAGTAGCCGTTTGAGGTCGTCTCGTATTCGACCAATTGCTGGACCGGGACATTGGCAACCTTCGATACGGAACCGATTGTATTCCCCCGCCGCCACAGCCGCGCGAACAGCGGGACGGTGCCAGTTCCATTCTGCTCTGACGGCGCACCGGGCCAGCTCACGTTTTCCGGATCCGCAGGCGCGTCCGGCAAGTCCTGAAGCGCTTTCAGGTAATTGAACCACGATTCCCCTTCGCTCTCGGTGAACCAGCGCCCGAAATTCGCGCGTTCAGCCGCAAACCGAATTCGCCCGTCGCGGTTGCGTCGATATTCGGCCTGTCGCTGCTGCAAACTGTAGCGCGCTGTCGTGACCGTGGTGAGCGCCACCGGAGGCGTGGCAGTGGAATCGACGGTGTAGGCGTAGGTGTCCACCTCGCTGTCCAGATCAATAAGCTGTGCTGCATTGTTCAACAGGACAATTGCCTCGTTCGTCCCGAGCGGCTGTGCCGCAACGCGCGCGGCCAGCGTTTCCGTCGGCTCGTCGGGCAATTCGACAAACCCTACGACCGGACGCGCGGTCGGTGTGCCGGTGTTGGTGGAATAGATCGCGTAGCGGGCCATTACCTGAGCACCTGTTCAATTTCCAGAAACACCGCCCAGCAATTGGCCTGAAAAGTGTTTCCCGCCAAAGAACCGCGCGCGAATTCCAGATGATAGGTCGTGGCGCCAGCGGCAAGATTGGCGTCCATTGCAATGATGCTCGCTTGCATCTGCGCGCCATTTGGGCCGGTCGTCACAGCTCCCGCCCAAATCTGGGTTGACCCTCGCAGAATGCGCATCCGCACTGCCTGCGTCCCCGCCGCGTCATAGGCGAATGCGCCCTTGAGGAGAGTCTGGTAGCCTCCAACGCGATTGATATTGACTGAAATCCGGCGCACCCAGGAAGTCGTCGTCAGGCCGAAGCGGTCGCCACGCAGAACGCGCACCGGATTGGTCACCGCCTGGCCCTTGATGTCGATCGTGTCCGTTAGCACCTTGGCCGTGGTCGCCTCGGCGTCGCCCCACGCTGTCCATGTCGTCACGCTCGGCCCGATCAGACGCGCGCGGGCCTGATAGGTCGTCTGCGCCACGACGCCGCCCGCGACGATGAACGACCCCTGGGCAATATCGGACGTAGAACCGTTGAAGATCAGCGATCCCGTATTTTTGACCCGCATCTGAATGCGGATTCCTGTCACGCCTGGCAGAGGCGTGGACCAGATCGCGCGCAGGGCCGGACGACGCGCGACACCCGATCCGTCAAGCGTGTTGATCGCCTCCAGATCGAAGCCCGGCACCGCCTGCGCCGTCGCCCCGACCGGCTCGATCGACGGCGCGGTATCGGCAATATCGTCGCCAACCTGCCAGTCGTAATCGTCGGGGTCCACCTCCCGCATTGCGAGCGTGGTGCAGAGCGTCAGCGGGTCGATGGCCACCTGCCCGATCTCGAAATCCTTGCCGCTGTAGCCGTTGCGGGTGGATGTCCAGTCGATCACGTCGAGCGGCTTGAGAAGGATGCCCTCGGGCGGCAGGGTAATCGTCTGGCGGCGATGGCGCTGCGCATCCTTGAGCCACGCGGCCATCTGCTGCTGCACCTGGCCCGGCACCGTTACGGCGGGGAGAGACAGATGCGCCGGAAGCTCCTGCCCGTCTGCCGTGATCGCGTCTTCGTCCCGGCGCGGCGTGGCCTCGTGCGGCGTCCAGAGGTTGCCAGGGCTCATCCACGTCGCGTGGACGATATTGTAGCTGTCCTGCGCGCCAGGGAACGGGTCCAGCTCCTGCGGCTGGCTTACCAGAACGTCGTCGTCGGTGATGAATTTCACGGGCAGGCCGGGCGCACCTACGCGGATGTAGAACGTCCCGCCCACGTCCGCGATCTGGCCGGAGCACGCTTTCAGGAGCTCTTCGATCACGTCTGCGGGCGACGATCCCCCCGCGTCCGATCCGCCCATGAACACTTCAAGGCCCGCCACATAGGTCTTGCGGTCGCCAATCATCACGTCGCAGGCATTCATCGCCGCAGCCCAGTTGGCGTAAGGCAAATCGGCCGCCGTGAAACCGCCCCCGAATTTGTGCCCACCCAGAATCTGAATGCCGCGCAGGATGTTGTAGATCATCACGACCGGATTCTCGGACCAGGCGTGCGTGGCGGTGTTGTCGTAGCGATGCGGCCCCGAGCCTCCGGCAGTGCTGTCAAGACGCGGATCGTAAAGACGAATTCCCTTCACGACAAATCGCACATCGGGCCGCCCCTGCCAGACCTGCGGGCTGTCGCGCCAGAGGAAGGTCATGATGGCCTGCGCCACGCCCCGCCCGACCATGTTGGAGGTCCACGGGCGCTCGGGGTAATTGCCGTATTTCGCCGAGAGCATCGGATCGACGGTGTTCTGCGAACCGTTGCGGAACCGGCACCAGGCAAAGCCGATGAAATCCCCCTTGTTCACCGTCGGGCCATAGTCGGGGTGGATCGCGGGCGTCGTCCCGTCGCCATGCGTCATCGTCAGCGTGGCAGGCGTTCCCGTCGCCAATTGGCATTTCACGCCGTTGATGATCAGGCTTTCGAGGCTGTCGACTTGCACATCGGACAGATCGATCACGCGCGTCAGATAACGGGTGTCCCCGCCCGTGCCGTGGCTCATCTCCGGCGCAGCCAGGTTTCCGGCCGTGACGTAGCGGCCAAGGATGAACGACTGCGGCACTTGCTCGCCAGCCGTGGTCGACCGCAGGACGATCCCCTTCGGCGCACCGTTGGCATTGGCCGGGCTGGACAGGGCTGTCGCCAGTGCCGAATAGGCCAGCCCCACCCCCACGCGCACGGCGAAGGCCGTCCAGCCAGTCGCAGATGCTCCAAGCGCCGAAATTATCAGCGTGGCAGGGTCGGCCAGCGCCGGTCCCGCCGCGCCGATCAGGCACAGCGTGAGGAGGATGCGGTCGAAGAATTTCATACCCGGAACGCCCGTTCGATCACGGTGAAAGGCAGCGTGCCAAAGCCATTGACGCCGAAAAAGTAGACGTTGGCGCCTTGCACGATGCCGAGGCTCTGGCCGTCGATCACGGCCACGTCGCCCGGCTGGGCAAAAGCGGGCGGCACCTCGGGGAAGAGGCTGGCCACATAGGCGATGTGATCTTTGAAGCCTTTGGCTTGCAGCTTCCGCTTGCCCTCGGCAATCGTCCGATAGCCCCGGAAGCCACGCAAGTAGTCCTGTCCCGTCATTGCCTCGACGGCCCCCGCTGCCCAGATCGCACAGTCCCATTGGCCCGGCTCAAAGGGCCGTTGGTGGTTCTCGCGCAGGAAATCGGTGAGCCTGGTTCGCCAGCCCGGCAATTTTTGTCCTGCGGGGTTGTCGGTCACTTCTTCACCCATTCCGTCTGCACCTCGGACGCGATCGACCCGTATTGCCGGAATGCATCGTTGCTGTTCCGCAGTCGCATGGCCTGGTCAGTCTTACGCAGCGCTGGGCCGGGCAGCGCCAGAACCCGCATCCGGCTCACCATCTCGAACGTCACCGTGTCCCCCCCGCCTTGGGCTGGCGTGGTGAGCGGCGCGCGATTGATGAAGCCACGGAACATCGGCTCCACGTCAATCAGGTTCGTCGTGTCGGGGTCCAGGAGTGCAAGGTGCAATTCCACCTCCGCCAACCGGATCACGAACCCACGCACTACGTCCTCGGTCTCCGGCGCGTTTGCCGCCAGCGTGATCTGCAGGCTCCGCACATCGAGGCCCGCCGCATAAGTGATCGGCTCCACCTCGAACCGCGACAGGGCACCTTGATACACGCGATTCGTCCCGTTGATATTGAACGTGAGATTGTCCTCACCATTCCAAAGGCCAACCGGCGCAGGCGTCAGCGATCCAAAATTTTTGGCCTTGATCCACAGGAGCCAGCGCGGCATGACGGCGGCACGGGCCAGCAGGTGATTTTGCGCATCGACGGACCAGCTCATCGCAGCGTCTGCCTCCACGCAAATGTCGCACCGGCCGCATAACCCCGACGCGGCAGTTCCGTGATCGTGAGCGAGCCCGGCACCATTTTGGCTTTCAGGCGCGGACGGTGAAAATACACGTCTATATCGACCGCTGCCCCCGGCTTGATCGGAGGAATCACCTCGAACTGCCCTGTCGTGCCGGAATTGTTGGCGGTGATCCCCTCCACGACCTGGTGGAAGGCGTATCGCAACGGGTTGCTGCTGTACCAGAACGAGAAGAAATCGCCGCGCGTGATCACGTAATTTGCAGGAAGATTCTTTAACGAAATCAATCGCTTGTTGCTGGGCAGGCTGTTGATCTTGCCAATCGGTTCGAGATAGACACCGCCGCCTGAGGGCACCCGCTTGTGACGCGGGAACAGCAGAAACGACGCGCGACTGTCCTGCAAGGGCCGGATCAGCGCCTTGATGCTCTCGACACTGACAGGTTTCCTCGGGGCCAACGTCACCGTGCCATGCCAGAGCCGGGTGCCGTAATCCGAGGTGATCAGCTCACCGCCGCCAGTCTCATTTACCAGCGCAGCCTCACCCAGCTCAAAAGTCGTCGAGATCGGGCAGAACGTCTCGAAGAACTGCGGCAATTGGAGCGGGAACGACAACGGCATCAGAGAGCCCTCCGGTCGCCATTGGCCTGTCGGATGCGCGCGTTGAGCTGCCTGTCATAGCTCGCCATGGCCTTGGCCGTGACGTTACCGCTCACGCTCTCGATCACCGGCACGAGGTTGCCGCCGTCCATCCGCACCACGACCGACACCTGCCCGCCCCCGGCGTTGCCGGGTTTGGTATGATCGATCACCGTTTCATTCGGGTGCAGAAGCGCCGGGAAGCCGCCCTTGCCGTCGATGCCCCCCGTCCGCGCGCCGCTCCCGGTGTAGCCGCCGCCGTCGAAGCTCGGCACCGTCAGCGCATTGCCAAGCGCGCCGAAGATGTTGCCGATGGTTCCACCGCCCCCCGCAAGCCCGAGGAAAGCCTTCTGAAACTGCACCTGGGCCAGTTGTATCAGCAGGTCGGCGAGCGCCTCCTTCGCGCTCTTCGACCCGTCCACAATGGAGGTGAAGAAGTCGGCCATGGCATTTGCCCCGCGCTCGACGGTGCGGTTGTAATCCTCCCAGGCCTGCTCGCCCTCGCGCACCTTCTGGATCAGTTCGTCCCAGTATTCGGGTGCTTGAGCGACAGCGTTCCCTCCACCGCCACCACCGCCACCACCGCCACCGCTCGGCCGCTGCGCCGCCAGTTGCGCTTGCAACCTCTCGTTGGCCCGCCGGATCGCTTCCTCGGTGTTGTACTGACGCGCACCGGCCACCGCGATGCGCTGCGATCCGCGCTCATCATCGCCAAGCGCCTGGTTCTGCGCCCGGAAGTCGTCCGTGACCGCCATCGCATAGGCGGCCTGCCACGCCGCCGTCGCCACCTGCTGCAGTTTCGCCAGAAGGTTTGCCGCCGGGCCTTGCGCCGCCGCCAGACCGCCTGCAAGAGCGTTCGCCGCACCGGCTGCCAATTGCAGGTTGCCGTACATGCCTTCCATCTGTGCCGTGGTCTTCGCGGCCTCTCCGGCGATCTTCTGAAGCTGGGTCACGATGTCGGCCAGGACCGGCGACAGCTCTTGACCCGCCGGATACCAGCGCTGGATCATGTCGAGCGCTTCCGCCGCGCGATCCCGCATTTCTGTGATGCCATTCGCGGAGGCAAGAGCGTCGAGCGCCCCCTTGAGCTCGACCGCTTGCGCGGGCAGCAAGCCGAATTCCGCAGCGGCATCCATGGCCGCTTGGGCGAAGGTCTCCATCGCCTCTTGGGCCTGCAAAACCTGCTCAGCTGTGGCCATCCCCGTCTGCTGCTGGGCCGTCACCTCATTCAGGAATTGTTGCGCCTCAGCGTATTGACGCACCGCACCGACAACACCTTGGAGCCCCAAACGCACCGGCTCCATCGCCTCGGCGAATTCGGTCATCGTCTTGCCGAGCTGAACGCTCGCCATGTATTCGGCGAAGCCGCGCATCTGGTTTGCAAAACTGCCGAAGGTCTCCTCCAACTCCAACGTGCTGGCCCCTGCCAAGGCCAGAAACTCGCGATATTCGTCCAGCGATTTCACGAATTCGTCGAGCGCCTTGTCGGTGTCCGCGACCTGATCGCCCATCGACGACAGACCGGCTGCGAAGAGCGGAATGCCCACGGCCGCTGCCGCGCCAAGCACAGCGCCGATCGCACCGAACCCCCCCAGAAGCTGCGGCAGCTGCTGGGCCAGCGCCGTGCTTGCCCGCGTACCACCCGCGACTTGCGTGGCGAAGTCCCCGATCTGAAAGGCCGCATTCTGGATTTGCGGCCGGGCGCGCCGCATCGCGTCACCAAGGCCGATTACGCCAGCCGTCGCCACGCGGGTCGAACGCTGGGCATCCATGCCCATACGCTCGAACCCGTCGCTCATGCGCTCAACCGCGCCGTTGGTCACGCGGTCAAGCTCCGCCTCCAGCTTGCGATTGTCCCGGATCGCCTTGGCATAGGCCCGCGCCAGCTCGCGGTTGAGCCGGTCGTCGCTGATCCCGAGTTCGATAAGAAGCGCCTCGTCAAGTTTTGTCGCCATCAGAAGCCCTCGATGCCCATCTCGCGCAGGCGCTCATCGCTGATATTGCCCCCGCCGCCCTTGGGGCCTTGCCCGTGCGCTTTCTTCCAACCGGCAACAGCCGCCGCAAATTGCCACATGGTCATCCGGTCGACCTCGACAGGGGAAAAGCCTAGGACGGCTCCGGTTCCGTAGATGTCGCTGAACCGCCATTTTCCGGGGGGGTCGGCTCCCCCGTCGTCTCCCCCAGGCGGTCGTCTGGATCGCCCACGAGTGCCGCCACGAGAATGGCCTGCGCCGTCGGCCGAAAGACAAGGAGCGGATGCGACTTGAAGGTTGTATCCACGATCCGGCTTGCTTCGGTCTGCGCCATGCCGCCGCCGATGAGCCCGAGCCGGATCGTCTGCATCAGATCGTCCACGCGCCACGCGCCGGTGGTGATGCGCGTCAGAATTTGCTGCGGCCCGGCATCGCAATGGTCCTGAAGCGCGCGGAGAGCACCGATGTCCAAGGCGAACGGATGCTCACCGCCTGCCCAGATCATCGACTTCATCAAGTTTGGTCCGTCGTGGTGACAGCCCCCGCCTTGACGATCTGCAGCGACGCCATCACGCGCTGGCCCTTCTCGCGCGAATGGCTGAGCGACGTGAGGATGGCCGGGCCGGTGATGAATTTAACGTCGCCCACAGCCGCCTTGGTATAGACGAAGCGAACGTTCTTGATCGCGCCGGTGATCGCCCATTGCAACAGCGCTTCGTGCGATTGCTGCGCCCACACGCCGGTCGCAGACGCCGACCAATCCATCGAGATCACCTCCCGTTGAATTTCAAGCGGCAAAGCATCGTTCCCGCAGTCCGGGATCAGCGCCTCGGCGGTCTCGTTGGTGAACGTGAATTCGACGCCGATCAGGCCGCAGATGGCGGCATAGGTATTGGGCGGCGAAGTTTCCCAATGCAGCGCCATTTCCGAAAATTTGGCTGTCGTGGCGAGAGGCATGTCTTGGCTCCTTTCAGGTGGGCTCGTCGCCCGGTTGTGGTGTATCCGGTTGCGTCCGCTGGGGCGGCACGATGGTCGCCGCGCCTCTGGCGACGGCTTCCTCGATGACGGCGCGCGGCCAGGTCTGCGGCTCCGGCGATGCCTCAATCGCCCAGCTCATGTTCCCGATCACGATGCCGATCTGCTTGTGAAAGATTGCCTTCATGGTTGATGCCTCGCCTCTCATGCTTGATGTTGCCGCAAAGCCAACGGAGGATCGTGATGTTGCCCTATCTCGTGATTGCTGCCCTGCTGCAGCTGGTGATTGCAGTTCTGGTTGGCGGTTATGCCGAATTGAAGCAGCGCGACGGCGCAATCTGGTTCCTGATTGGTCTCGTCATCGGTCCCATCGCGTTCATGCCAATTGCCTTCTTCGCTAGGCCCGCTTCACCGCCCGCTTCACCGCCCGCGTGAGCGATGCCTTCACGCGGGTCTTGTTCGCGCGCCACGCCGGATAGAAGAACGGATTGGCAGGCATGTTGACCGTCCCGAACTCCTGGAAACGCGCGTAGAAGGCGTCCCTCTCGCCTAGGCTCTTGTCCCGCGTGCCCGCGTAGATCGTGATCGCCATCCGCGCGAATTGCCGCCCCTTCACCGTGCCGATAGAGACCGATCCGGCCGGCGCATTGCCCCAGGTCCAGCCGATGCTGTCGCGCAACGCGCCCGTATCGACAGGCACCAACCGCTTCATGTCGGCCACGACCTTGGCGGCTTGCACTTCGAGCTCGCGCGCGACCTCATCGCGGATCTTCTGCGGGATCGCCATCATTGCGGCCTTGAGCTCCGCTTCGCCCTTCATCACTCCTCCATGATCGCCTGGACCATGACGACCCCGTGCGCCGTCAGCCCGTCCTTGTCCATGAATGCATCCGTGCCTGTCACGCTCATCTCGACCAGAGCGCTATTCGGCGGATCGACGTGGAACAGGTGCAACGCCTTGTCGACAGCATCGACCAGCGGCTTGACCGCGCCGATACGCCCGTTGCCGCGCGCCCAGCAATCGAGCTGGATCGTCTCTACCCGCCCGAAGATGCACTCGGCATCGTCCTTCACAACGTAAGACGGCCCAAACGTGACGCACGGGAACTGGGCGGCACTCGGCCGACCGTCGTAGATGCGATCCCCTATAATCGCATGCACCCCAGCATCCGCAACCAGTCGGTCGAAGATGAGCTTCTGCAAATCGGACGACGCGCTCATGTCGCCACTCCGCTTTCGCAGGTGAGTTCGAGGAAACGCCGTTCATCCGACGGAATGACCGACCGGACATTCCAGATCGTGCCTGAGCGTGCGTCGCGCATCCGCCAGTCCGTCGTCACATCGCGTGCATCATCATGCGTCGGGATCGTGGCCACGATCGTCAGGCGGCCTTGCAGCCGCCCCGCCATCACGCTCTCGCTGCCGCGCAGATACCGGAAATGCGCCCGCGTCTCAAAGACATCTTCCCAACCGTCCTCGGTGCCGCCCATGCCGTCCGCCATGGCCGTCGGTTTCTGCAAGAAGACGCGCTCCTCGAATCTTGCCCGCCGCATCACAGCGCCCTGATCCGATACCGCGACAGGAGCGCCTCGACAGCAGGGGTCATTGGCCCACGTTCATCATTGTCGTGCAGCGCCTCGCCCGCCAGCTTGACGGCCGTGACGATATCCTCCGGGATGGTCGCGAACCCCGCAGTGTAGGTGATCGTCACAGGCAAACCTTCGCCCGTCACGGCCGGCCAGTCGTCCGTTGGCAACAGAAGCGCCGGGCTGTCACCGACCGCCGTGGTGCCGGTGATCGCCGTTCCATCCGCGATCACGCTCGTAATGGATGCCACGCGACCGCCGTAGAGCTCGACCGGAACCTTGCCGGACGGCAGACTTGGCAGCCGCATGATCACCTGCCGCACGGTCAGAAGCCGCTGCAGGTAGCGCTCGACCCAAGCCACCGTCGCAGCTTCGATCTTGGTGATATTGGTGTCATCGTCCGCGTGCAGGACCTTCAACTGCGCCTTCATGTCAGCGAGCGAGACGACGGGCGTGGTCGCCGCCGTCACCGTCACGATCCTGCCGCGCGGGCGATAGACATCCATGATCAGACAGCCTCGGCCACGCCAAGATCGATGAGCCGCGCTGCCTCCGCCGCATCGACTTCAATCACCTCACCCGGCCCCCATGCGATGCCGTCACCCGAATAGGTGCAGGACAGCATCACCTTGACGGTCTCCGCCTTGGTGCGAGACGCATTCTTCTGAGTCATCTCGATCTCCTGTCAGCACGCGGCGGCGATGCCGTGAGGCACCACCGCCACAGGGACACGCATCACGACGCAGCGTTGACGAACACGCGGACCTTGTTGGTGTCCACGAGGTTGCCGCCGGTGCGCATCCAGGCCAAAAAGCCCACCTGCCCCTTCTTCGTAAACGCCGAGTCCGTGAACCGGAACATTTCCAGCGCCATGACATCGCGGATGTAGTAGCCCGAGAAATCGCCGAAGAGGATCGACCGCGCGTTTGCCGCCATGTTGGCCATGTCCTGGTTGATCGTCACGGGCGCCCCCAGAAGCGTGTCGGGAATGCCGCCAGGCACGCCCGTCTCGTATCCGGGAACGAAGATCGGCCGCGACTGGCTGTCCTTCATCTGCCTGATCTTCATCAGCGTGTTGTCGTTGAACATCCACCCCGCGGCCCGGCGATAGGCCGGATCGACGGAATGCTGGGTCGCCACGAGGCTGTCGTAGGTGATCGCGGTCACCTGCGACGTGCCGTTGGCCGCAGTCACGCCCACGGTTGCCGCCGTGACGATTCCGTTCGGCTGCGACGTGCCGGTTCCGGTGGTGAACATCTGGTTGGTGATGCGGCCGATCCGCTCGACCAGACGGTCGCGCACGAAGCCCTCGATGTCCACGCTGCTGTCCTGCAGCAGCTCGAAAGGCACAGTGACCACCTTGGACGAGAACTTGTAGGCCGGAAGCCCGACAGTGCCAAAGGTCGCATCGAGGTCGGTGGCCGTCGCGTTCTCAGCGATGATCTCGCCCACTTCGGACGTGCCGTTCGACGTGGGGAACGACAGGAGCCCGACACCACTCGTGGTGATCAGCGTGGCGACCTCGCGCATTCCGCCGAAAGCCTTGAGCGCGTTGATCACGTTCTGCGCCACTTCGCTATCGACGGTGAAGCCGCCTTCCGATCCGGTGGTCGTCGACATCGCGTTGCGCACACGGGCCCAGTCGTCGGCGTTGAGCGCGTTGTCGCCCCCCCGCAGCCACTTGGCGAAGAGCGAGATGTCGGCGCCCTTGTCGCGCTTGACGCGATTGGTCGCCTCGATCACCTCGTCGGTGCGGGTGTCCTCGGCCAGCTTGGCATTCGCGGCAACGATGCGCTCGATCCGCGCATCGATGTCGTCGATGTCGGCCATGGTCTGATCGTAGATCGCCTGATCCGTTTCGGCGTTCCAGTCGGTCTTGTTGACCAGTTCGTGCAGCGCCTTGGCCTTCGCCGCGCGCTGCTCTCGCAGAGCTTGAAGCGACATATGTCGTTCCTTTCATGAAAGCCGCAGGTGCGGCGGGTTGATCTGGCGCGGCGCGCCTAGATTCCTCTGATCAGCAGCTCAGCCTTCAGGCGCTGCTGGACGGTCGGACCCGGCGCAACCACCGGCTCCGGCTGTTCGATCTGCGGGACGGCGGCAAAAGCCGACAGGTCCCATTGCGCGACAGGGCGCTGTGTGTTCTCCGTGATGACCGCATCGGCCAGTCCGGCCGCGACAGCCTCGTCAGCCGCAAACCACGTCTCCGCGCGCATCCGGTCGAGCCATTCCTCCTCGGAGGCCTGACCGCGCCGCGCATAGGTTGCCGCGATCTGGTCGTCGATCTTGGCAAGCAGGTCGGCCGTCGCGCGCATGTCGTCCTCGTTGCCGAGCGCCAGGCCCCAGGCCTTGTGGATCATCATCAAGGCACCCGAGACGATCTCGGTGCGGGCCGCTTCCGCCGCGATGACCGACGCCGCCGAAGCCGCCAAGCTGTCGATCCGCGCCGTGATCGGCTGACCATGCGCCCGCATCGCCGCGACCATCGCCTGCGCGCCGAACACGCTCCCGCCTGGCGAATTGATCCGCAACGTCACCGGCCCACTCGTCGCCGCCAGCGCCTCGATGAACGCGCGCGGGCTGATGCCGCCCCACCAGGACGCCTCGTCGTCATCCGCGGCGATCACGTCATAGAGCCAGATCGTGTCATCCTGCGCGCGGAACTGCCCCTTGTCGCGGTTGGCAAGGCGCATCTTCACATAGGGCGTCATTCGTCCATCTCCTCATCCGGCGCTTCGGTTTCGTCCGGTTCCGGTATCGGCGTCGTCCCGTTCATCTTGCGCGGGAGGTTGAGCTTCTGCCGCACCTCTTCGATCGACATGAAGGCAGGCTCGCCAGCGCGGCCGAGAGCCAGGCGCATGGCGCTGAAAAGCTCTGCCGTGTTTGCCCGTTCGAGCTCTGTCGTGTCGAACTCCGCCACCGTGCGCGCCGTGCGGAAGAACTTCCGGTTGATCTCGTTTTGAAAGGCGTTGAGGTGATCCCTGAGGGTGTAGCGCACGAAACCGGCGCCCATCGCCTCGATCCCCGTGCCCCAGGAAGACGACTTCTCCTGATGACCGATCATGAACGGCGGCACGCCATAGATCCGCGCGATCTCCTCCACCTGCCATTTTCGCGTCTCAAGCAACTGCATTTCTTCGAGCGGCATGGTGAGCGCGTGCACCTTCAACCCGCCTTCCAGGATGATCGGCTTGCCCGCGTTGATTGGCCCCTTGTGCTCGTCCATCTGTTGCCGCAGCCGCTCGAATTGGTCGTCAGTCAGCGCCTTGTCCGTCTCCAGGACGTAATCCGGGCGGCCCATGTTCCGCAGGAAGGAGGTCGAGAAGTCCTGCGCATTGATGGCCAGTCGGCCGGCGCTGCGCAGCGCATATCGCAGCGGCGACATACCGCGCAGGCCATTGAATCCGAACCCCGGCACATGCAGCACATCGTCCTGGTCGAGAACCCGAATGCGGCTGGCCTCCGGCGATGGCGCCTCGATCGTCCGATCCGGCTGGACCTCGTAGACGAGCCGCATTCCGTCCGGCGAGGCGATCACGCGCACCCTGTCGGGGTGAAGCGGCACGATGTAGCGGACAGCACCGGCGCGATTGCGCACGATCTCCGCGAAGGCATCACCGTGCAGCAGGCGCGAGCCAGCGAGGAAAGACCAGCCCGCCGCCGCCGTCCAGCGCGGCGCGAATTCCTCGTTGAGCACCCACCAGAGCGGAGACACCGTGTCCCGCGTCCGGTCGAGATCGATGTCCTGCCGATAGATGTGCATCGGCAAGGCGGAAATCGCCCCGGCGATCAGCGTCACGCAACCATAGACCGCCGAGACCGACAGCGCCTCGCGCTCGGTCGGCGCGCCATGGGACGTGCCGACAAACGCCTCCCAGACGCCATCGCCCTTGCGCACCTGCGCGCTGTCTACCGCCTGATCCCTTGGCCCGAACAGCCGATGCCACATGGCCTTCAGCATCACGCAAGCACCCGGATACGCGGAGCCGTCCCAGCCGGTGCTTCCGGATTCCGCGCCATCAGCATGAAAGCGTCGAAGGCCGCGACGAGCGGGTCGATCTTCGCTTTCCCCGCCGTCTCCTTGGTGATCATGACCGCGCTTCCCCGCTGTTCGGTTTTCGCATTGCCCAAGACCCAGGCCATCATCGGGCGGCCTGCATGAACCAGCGTGCCATCCTTGAGCTTGCGCTCCATGCCCCAGATTGCAGGCGACAGCCGCGCGCCTTGGCCGATCGCGACAAGCTGCTCGTCGCCGAGGCCCCGGAACGCCAGCTCATCCACGATCGCGCTGACGCCGTAGGGATCAAGGCCGACTGCGCCTTCGTCAGGCAGAAGCCCGGCACGCAGCAGGCGCTCGACCACATCCGCCACTCCCACCACGTCGCCGGTCTTGTCGTCGTGACCGAGGATCGTCAGATCGCCGTCCTTCTCGAACTGGCGCAGGAGCCCCGCAATCTCCTTGCGCTGGTCGAGGACTTCAGGGTGCGCCCAGGCATGTGTCCACAAGAGCCAGCGGCGCGTCTCCCTCTCACGGCCGATGACGGCCAAGCCGAGAAGGTCGTCGAGCCCGCCGCCGTCGATACCGACCGTCGCCACCTCCGACCGCTCCATGAGCGCACCGAGGTCGGCCAGCTTGGCGTCGACAGCGGCCTCCCAAAAGGTCGCGCCGATCCAGCTCGTCGCCCGGAGGCCGACGCCGACCTCGATGTTGAGGTGCTGCGTGGCCCAGGCGACGGCTTCGGCCTGACCGTCGGCCTTGGCGCGCTCGTAACCGTCGCGCATGCCATCGATGGTCAAGGGGCACCCGAGAGAGGGTGTCACCATGTGCCAAAGGCTGGAATCCGCCCAGTCTTGCGTCTTGCTGCGCTGGATCGCCTCTGGGAATTCATAGAGGACCGGCAAGAGCCGAACCCGCTCCGTGATCTTTCCGTCGCGGACGCCGCGCGCATAGTCGAGCTCCGAGCGGAACACACCCTGCGGCGGATGGTCCGACTGCGTCGTGATCATCACCAGAAGCGATTCCGGAAACGGCAACATGCCGCCTCTGATCTGCCGAATGACATCTGCCGCGTAGGGCACCGATCCCAGCACATGCACCTCGTCGATGAGCGCGAAGATCGGCTTCGAGCCGGTCAGGACATCCATGCCGAACGTGCGGATCATCAGCCGCGCGCCGGTGACACGGCAACGGATGGTCTTCCTGTGGTCCTGCACGTGGAATCGCTTCTGCAGGAAGCCTTCGGGGTCCGCCTCGATCATGCCGCGCGCCTGCTCATAGGCCACGTCGCTGATTTTCTGCGTCGGGCCGATGATCAGGAGGTCCGCGTTGCGGCGCCTGTTGAGCAGCATGAACGTCAGGGCCATCGCCGCCGAAACGGTCGTCTTGCCGTTCTTCTTCGGCACCAGGATGAAAATCTCGCCCACCTGGCGCGCCTCATGACCTGCGGCGTCCGTCCGCATCGACCCAAAGGCCGCGCGAACGATGTCCCGCGTCCACTCCGCGCCTGCCTCCCCGATGGACGGCTGGCCGATCACGTCCGGCAGGCGGAGCTTGTTGAAGATGCCCACCGCCCGCTCCGCCGCCTCGTCGTCGAGCGGCAAGGCAGCAATGGGCGTCTCCCCACGGGACAGCTTTTCGGCCCAGTCCGGACAGGCAAACTCGAAGGTCATCTCAGTTGATCAGCTCGCCCCAGCTTGCCGGAGGCGTCCTGGCATCGCTGGCCAACTGTTCCTTCTTGCCGCGCGGCGCTGCGGGCTTGCGCTTGTCCGGCACGGATGGCGCGACCGCAGCCTTGGTGATTGCGAGAACTTCCTTCGTCGCGCCGACATGGCCTTCCTGCATCTTCCGCACGAGCGCCTGCATCGCGATCCCCTCCATGAACAGCGCCCCATGTTCGAGCTCACGGGAGAAATGCTTGCGCAGCGTCTTCTCGTCGCAGCCCATGAAGGCAGCGACCTGCGCCTGCGTCCAGCCGCGCGCCCTTAGCGTGATGACAAGCATCTGATTTTCTTTGTTTTTTGCGTATGCCGGTCGCCCGCGAGGATCGCGGATCGGCTGCACGGGTTGGCCGAACAGGTCAAGGTCGACCGTATCGGCCTCAGGAACTGCCTCAGCCAAGAAAAAAACCTCCGAATGAGTGCACCAGCGGTCTAGCGCGCCGGGGCCTCCAGACTTTCGCGCCCCCCCCCTTCCCGCCCGGGTCGGATCAGCGCAGGGCGCCGGTCGCCTCGACCCGCTGCTTGCGCCGGTCGTGACACGGCTTGCAGAGGCACTGAAGGTTCGCGGCATCCCAGAACAGCCGCTCGTCGCCGCGATGCGGGACGACATGATCGGCCACCAACTGCGACGTATCCGCTTCGAGCCTTCCGCATCCCGGCCACTGGCAGGTGAACCTGTCACGAAGCAGGATCGACCAGCGCAGCCGCTGCCAGCGCGCCGTCTTGTACCAGTCCCGGCCCGCGTTGCGACTGGCGCGCTCCCGATGCTGGTCGGTGTCGAGGTAGCGCACCCGGTGCCGAAGCGGTTGCACCGAAGGGGCGAGGCGCTTGAGCTTTGCCATGGGTCTCCGGAACGACAGCGCCCGGTCAGGGTCTCCCCCGCCGGGCGCATCTCTGGATCATGGCGTCTGTTGAAAGTTCGGCTCGTCCGTTTGTCAATACCCTAAATTGCTAGGTCACGTCATGCAGCCGGTCGAGCGCGCGCTTCAGCTCGTCGTGCAGCACTGCCAGACCAGAGCCACGCGGGTGCCAGCCATGCATCCGCAGGATGCGGCCTAGGGTCCACCCCTTGATGCAGACGCCATCGACGAGCCGCCGCACCGGCACGGCGCGGCGCTTGCCTTCGGCGCCATCCGGCTCCATCGCCACACCGTTGCCGATGGCGGCCTGCATGCGCGCCAGCCTCTTCGACCGGGCAATCACACCCTCGATCCAGTCGCGGTTCTGGCCCTGGCCCTGCACACGCCCTTCCGGCGACGTACAGCGCAGCCCTTCGGAGGCACAGCGCTCGGCCAGCGCCGCATAGGCCCGGCCCGCCTCGACCTGCGCCACGGTAAAGAGCGCGCCCTTGCCCCCGGCCCGCTTGTGCTGCAGGGCCATGACATCGAACGCATCCGCCTGCCTGACCGGATGGAACCCGTCCTGCGTGGCGCGGTGGGTGCGCGGCCCAGAAGGCGTCTGCACCGTCTCGAACTGCGGCGCCACCAGCTGCGGCCCGCGCGCCGGGGCGGGGATGATGTTCGGGCTTGCCGTCCTGGGCGGCGCAGCCTGCGCCTTGACTGCCTTGACGGCCGCGTCCTCGGCCGCCAGCCAGTCAGCCACCACGTTGCCCGCTCGTCTTGCCGTCATTTTGCCTGCCTCTCTCTATATGTTGTGTGTTCCGTCACGCTTGCCGCAGTACCTTGGATTGCGCATCTGCCGAACCTCCCGCAGATTGGAGTACCTCCCGCACTACCTCCCTTCTGCGACCGCCCTACAATTTCCATAACCCTTTGTTTTTACCGCATTATCTTGAAGAAGAGAGAGGTCAGGGAGCATAGGGAGTGAAATTGAAGGGTAACGCGTAAAACAGAGTCACTGCCCCCTGACCCCGGACATCACGCGCGCGCGCATTACCTGTCGAATTTGCTCCCTATGGTCCCCATCCTCACAAAAGCGGGCCAAGTCCTTGATTTGTCGATGCCAGCCCCCCTGACCCCGAGGCCGACATCCTCCCACCGATGGCTGAGACTACCGTCCGGAACTCCCTCACAGAGGCCGAAAATGGGGTGCGGGGCAGGCCATCAGAAATCATGCTGATCATCGCCCGCACCGCTCGCAGCGCTCCCAGTTGATGTCGCGACGCCACGCTTCCATTTCCCGGCCGCCACCGCGTCATCCATCCGCCGTCGGAAGACATCGGTGAGTGCGATGCCCTGATATCCAGCGACGGACCGCTTGGCGGCCATGAAGGTCAGCCCCGTGCGTGGATCGCGCCATCGCTCGGCCTTGTCCTTCAGGCGCAGCTGAAACTGTCGCCCGGTCCATTGCGAGCTGCCAAGTTCGGCCTGGTAGAAGTTGAAGGCGTCGGTCAGATCGCTCGATCTGGTAAATGTGCCGGCGTCCCCTCTTACCTCGCAGCATGCATCGAGGAAGATGCCGATCGGGTCGTTCTCCTCGCGATAGGCTTGGGTCGCCTCGGCCACCGCCTTCGGCACCTGCAGGCCATTCTCAAGATAGCTGATCAGCCCATCGATCATCCAGTTGAGGATGCCCGCCGCCTCGGCCTTGTAGAGCTTCTCGCCGAAGTGGATGTCGCGCTCCTTCTCCGGAATCTGTTCCTTGAACGGCACCATGAGCACGCGCCGCCAGATGCCGTCGTCGGTACCCCGGATTTCCGGTTTGTGGTTGCCGGAAATGAACAGCTTGAAGACCGGCCTGACCTCGATGAAGTCAGAATGTAGCGCGCGGATCAGCATGGCTTCGCCGCCCGTCATTTCCTTGATCAGTCCTTCCTTCAACCGCTCGCCTTGTTCTGGCTCCGACGCGCGCACCATGCGGGCGCCCATCAGGGGTATCAGGTCCGGAGTGGCATCGGCTCCGCCACGCTTTGTCTGACCAGTCAGGGTTTCGATCTTCGCCGTGGCGGAATAGTCACCGAGGATTTTGGCCATCAGGTCGATCAGGGCGGACTTGCCGTTCGCGCCGTGGCCGTAAAGGAACCAGATGCGCTGTTCCATCCGGGCCGTCATGGCGAGACCGAAGGACTGCTGCAGGAAGCGCCTGATCTCCGCATCCGGCATGATCCGCTGTATGAACGCCTCGAAACGCGGCGACTGCGCATCTGGATCATATGGCACCGTCATGCATTTGGTCAGCCGATCAGCCCTGTCATGGGGATGAAGCACAAACGACGCGACCCGCGTATCGCCCTCCCCGGTCGGCTCGCTGACGGAAAACTTGAGCGTGCCTGTCAGTGTGTTGACCGCCAGCGGGTCGGAATCGAGAGCTTCGACCTGTTGCGCCAGGCCGATGGCCGCTTCGGTCTTCATGGCGTCGATCTTGCCGGTGTTGCCTGTAGACTTGGCAAAACGCCGGTATTCCCCCTTTCGGCGCAAGACCTCTTTCTTGAGAGCCTCGCCCGCACGGACCTTGGCCCACAGCTTGTCCAGCTCGGCATCCTGCTCGGGCGTCCGCGTTTGCGCCTCGAGCCCCCTTGCCGCTGCGATCGCCGCAGGCAATTCGTCCAGGCGCTTCTTTTCCCATGGCTCGACTGCCATGTGCTCGATTTCGCGCAGCATCAGCTCGCTGACCTTCTGTGCCTTGCCCCGCACGACCAGCTCGTCGGCATCCTTGGCCCATCGGCAGCCGTCCCATGCGAACCAACCCACGCGCGGCACGAACATGACATCCTCGCCGAAATACGTGCAGAAGCGCTTGCCGTTGCCGATGTCATTGAGCGGGAAGGCCGCCGCCTCGATGTGGCGATCAAGATCAACGCCCTCTGGCGGGTCTCTTGGCGGACCTTCCGGGGGCTCGACATCGGGCTCCCATCCGTCGCCAATGTCAGGCCCCGGGTCACCACCATCATCGGGGAAGTCATCCGCCGACGGCACGCCGCCCATGTCGACATCCTCGGGTGCGGCCATCACACGGCGGACCTGATCGAGCGGATCGCTCATCGCGGCACCCATCCCAGAACGGGGCTCACGCGGTCGGCCACACCCAGCCGCCACATCAGGCCGCGGACCTCCTGCACGTCGCCCTTCCAACCGGGGTCGTCCATCAGCTGCGGCCGATGGTGCCGCGCCCAGAGTATCGCATCGAGCTTGTCGCAAAGTCGCAGCATGTCGCGGTCGCGGTCGTCCATCGAGACGGGCGGCAACTGCATCGCGGCCATCGCCTCCGCCTCGATCCGGTCCAGCGCGGCCTTGAGGTCCGGGTTGCGGTCCTTGACCGGATTGGGCACATCGCCCACGGCGGCCTCGCCCATGTCGTGAATGATCGCCGCGCGGTGCAGCGCATGCTCGCGCGGAAAGAGGATCAGCGCCAGCAGCGCGACCCGGCCCTGATGGGCGGCAATGGGATCATGCGTGTCGGCAAGGTGGGCATGACGGTGCCAGCGACGGGTGAACGTCGCCTCCCAGGCGGCCATGATGCTCATCTGCGGTCCTTCTCCTTGCCCTTGGCACGCAGGCTGTGCTGGATCGAGACAGCCCGCCGCTGCGCGTGGCGCGCCTCGTCCTCGGTCATGTGACGACCGGACGCCGACCATCTGGCCGAGGACGGCACTTCCTTGGCCGACAGGCGCCGAAAGGGATCGCGATCCTCACGCCGCATCGCTCACCTCCTCCATGATCAGGTCGTTCAGGTCGCATCCTTCGCCCGCGTGGACGATGCTGATGCGCTCCAGGCAGCGCGACATGGCTTTTGCCCGCCGCAGCCCCGCCAGGAGCTTGGCCCGCGTCAGGCGCGGCTCGGAATCGCCGTCCTGCACGAAGATGAGCCACCGGACCCAGGGCGGCGGCAGGAAGGCGTCCTTGTCGTGCAGGTCGGGAATTCCGGCAAACCTTCCGCCGTCGCCGCGGATGATGCGCTGGCCCGACATGTTGCCCAGATCGACCCCGGCCCAATAGGCCGCCGCCGGATAGGCGTCCGCCGGATAGGCGTCCGCCGCGCGAGCCGTCAGTGTCGTCTCGATCCCCTCGCCCATCACCAGCGTGTCGAACGCATCGCTGCGCACATGCGTCAGGCGGATCGCGGTGCCCTTCTTGGACCCCCAAATCTTCTTCGCGGGCATGATCTCGCCGTTGTGGACGATCTTCGCCTTGCCTTTGGCACGGGTAAGGTCGAGCCAGGTCCGATGCACGGCGGTCAGCCGACCGTCGCTGCCCAGACACCCCGCGACCATGGCGGGGCCGCGATGGATTTCGATCCAGTCACGGCCAGCCGCGGAGGGGACCATGTAGGGCAGCGCGGGATGAAACCGCAGCGCGTCCGGCGGCGCATCCGCGATCCAGTCGGGCAGTCCGCGCAGGCGCAGGTAATGGCCGACCGCCGTCCCGGCGGCGGGCTGACAGGAATTCCAGATGGCGCGCGCCTGGGCGATGGCACGGGCGCGGGCCTTTTCGGAGGCGGCCCGACGCGCCGCCTCCTTCCGCGCCGCCTCGGCCTTGCGCCGCGCCGCCTCGACCGGATCGAGATCGACGCCAGCCTCGCCCATCAGCCAGGCGAGCGCCGCCTTGAAGTCGCAGGACAGGACATGACGGATCAGGCCGATCCCGTCGCCGCCGCCGCAGTGGCGGCAGTTCCAGGCGCCCTTGTCCGGATTGATCCCGAACCGGTCCCGCCCGCCGCAGACCGGGCAGGGTCCGACCCATTCCCGCCCCGCGCGCTTGAGGTCGGAGAGCCCGAGCCGATCCGCGATGTCCATGATCGGCACCAGCTTGGCTTCGGCAAGGCGACCGTCCGAAGACATCATGCAGCCTCGGCCCGAATGCGCTGGCCGATGACG